TCTCCATATGTTCTAATAGGTGCACCTGCTAAAGCACCAATCATTTGTCTTACTTGACCAGCAGGATATTCTCTTTCCTCAATAAAATCTCTATAAGCTTCTGTTAAACCAGCTTGTTCTATTCCTCTTGCTAAACTACCTGCTTGTCCTAAACCTGCTGCAGCACCTGCAAGACCCGATAACTGTGCTTGAGCAGCTTGTAATTGTGCTGCTCTATCTGCAGCAAATCTTTGTGCTCCAGATTCAAAACCTGCTTGTCTTAATCTAGCTGATGTATCAGCAACTTGATCTAAATATCTTTCTCTTCCTAAAACTCTTTCTACTCCTTCTCTAGATCCACCAAATGCACCCGCACCGATTGCTCTTGCAGCCATTGATCTTTCTTGTTGACCAAAAGCTTCTCCTAAATCAGATAAAGTAGATTGAATAACTGCATTAGTATATGGATTCATATATTGTTGCATTGTTGCTGTGTCAAAAGTTTGAGCACCTATTTGTGCTAATTGACCAGCTTGAGGTAAAATTTGATTACTAAAAACATTAGAAACTTGTTGCTCTTGAGGACTTAATTGAGCTACACGTTGACCAGTGTAACCAACATATGGTTGTGTAAAAACGTCTTCTGCTGTTCTTAAAGTACGTTCTTGAATTTCTTTAAAATATTCTGGTATCTGCGAAGTAACTGTTTGTTGACTTGGCGCTTGAACTACTGTTGTTGATGGTTTAAAAAGACTACCCATTGATTATATATGTACCTCCAATATTTTTATAACCTAATTTAATAAAGGCGTTATGTTTTCTTTCAACGTCTTTACCTTGTGTTATTTCGCATAAAGCAGTTAATTTTTTGCTTTGTGCGTATTCTTTAAAAACTATCATCATAGCCCTAAAGATATGAAAATTACGATATTTAGGATTTACATGAAGCCATAAACTTCTTAGAAATCTTTTGTCGCTATACCATGTTTCGTCTACAGCGGCAGCCATAGTTCCTATAATAACATTTTCATATTCTACTACTATAACAAAACTATTCTTAATGTAAAATATAATATGATCCAGCAATTTCTTGTTATTTACGTTACCGAAATTATATGGTGATTCTGGAAGCCATGTTTTTAAAAGCTCTCGTATTCTAACAGCATCGTCAATACGTGCTTGTCTTATTTTATACTTATCTTTTTCCATCAGGTCTTATTTGGATTCTTAATGTACCAAATCTCCAATTACTACCTAATTCGTCACTTTCTATTTTTATAGAAGATTGTCTTCCTCTAGTTCTTGTATTATAAAAAGGTGTTGTATTTGATACTGTTATTTCTTCTCCACTTACACGAGAGCTATTTGGATAATCTCTTGTTTGTAAAGTAATTTTTGCATTACCAACTTGGTTTTTAAAATCAGGTATTACTTTATTTATAAAACTAAATTCTTCACCATCTGCAATATCTCCATCTCCTGATTCTATAAAAGAAGTAATTGCAGATCCATCAGCATCAACTCCGTCCTCATGACGATATATTAAACTTCTACCAGGTGTTAATCCATATATTGTAGTATAAGAATTTGCTGTCGAATTTGGAAAATATTCTGTAGCAAGAGGATTTAATTCAACTCCATCATCTAAATATGTACTTCTAGATAAATTTCCAAAATACCAACTATTTTCTAAATAATTATATATAACATATTTATCAATAAAATCAGATGTAGCTGAACAATAATACCAAATTACTTCTGAAAATTCTGATGTTTGACCAGCATATACTTGAGCATATTGAGTTTTGTTTATGTTATCAAACACATGATTTAATACAGGGCAAGGTATTTCTTGAACAGCACCAGCAAATCTAAAAAATTGTCCATCGGACATCCAATAAGCAATATCATCTACAACGATTGCACTATTTAAACCAACTGCGCCACAGTCATTACCTAATTGTCTAAAACCAAAAATAAAAGGTGGACCAATAAAAGACATCGAATGTAATGTAGTATCTGTCCACACAAGAATTGTACCTTTAGCAGGTTTTGCTGTTCTTATTTCGCTACCACCTGCAATTCTTTGTGATCCAGCTGAATTAGTAGCATTAGGAGACCAAAAATCATAATTTTCTTGATCTGACCATCTTATAAACATTTTATCTTGAGTAGTAAAATCTCCAATAGTTGTTTCGGTGCCCATACAAATTAAATGTCTTGTATCAGTTGATACAACAGATAAACTTGAAGCAGTAGGAGCATTAGCAATCAATGTACATCTATTATTTGACATACCAACAGATTCATCCCATTCAAAAGTAGATCCATCTCTTACTGTTAAAATTAAATCTTCTCCCCAATTATTTAATGACCATTGTCTCATATCAAGATTTACTTCTGAAGTAGTTCTTGGTTCACCCCATACACTATCGTTCCACGCTCCAGCTGACCAACCATATCCAAAAGTTTGAATAGTTGGGCCAACATTTAATTGATATGATATGTCAGCATTAGATGAATCATTTACAGTTGCATTTGCTGTACCCGGGGTTGAAATTGTATATGCATCATTATTGTTAACTTCTACAATTTCAAATTCGTTTTCTAATTCAGATGTAGTAATGCCTCCTACATTTGCAGAAACATTAGATATAGTTATAAAAGAACCTAATGCTGCTCCATGAGATGTATGAGTAATAACAACATTAGAGCTTAAATTAACAGTTGAAAAAACATTCGATAAAGTATTTGATTGTCTTATAGGTGTAACATCAGCAGTAGTTCCACTTCTATAAACGTATGCTTTTCTATCACCAGCAAATGATTGATAACGAGTACCATCTAATGATATCCAGGAAGTTAATGATGCTGGTCTTCCGATATAAAAATCTGTACTATATTTTGCCCAACCACCTATTTTTTGTGGTAGACCTTTTCTAAATCTGATTTTATCACAGTCAGTCCATCTACCTTCTGCTCCAGTTTCTGTGTTTTCTGTGTCTAATCCAGGTAAAAAATTAAGTTGAGTTAATGGCATAATTTATAAATTATATAACAAAATTTACAAAAATATAGTGCTATTTTTTAAGCTCTATATTCCAATATAAATTTGAAATAATATCGTCTAATTTTATTTTAACAATATGACTTTTTTGCAAATATTCATGTAATTCTTCAATATCAACAATAATCCATTTATCTTTAAAACTAAAAACCATTTTATCAGCTTTTGTTTTAAAAGATCCTTTTTTAATATTATTTTTAATAGGTCTTAAATCAAATTTATATATACGATTAGTTTTATTAATTAAAATACCCTCTAAGTCCCACAGCTCTTTTCTTTGTTGATATTTTGATGCATATTTTATGTTAGTTAGATGGTCTTCAAATTGTTGTTTATTAATCATAATAATTATACTAATAGTAAATTAATGAACGAAATTGAAATAAAAAATGCCATTATAAAAGATTTACAAGAAAAAATCGAGATGGAAAAAATGGTTAAACAATCTGAAGTTAAATTAAATGAAGATTATAAAAAACACATTTTAAATTTAGAAACTCAAATACAAGCTCTCGGTAAAATCAATGATGAATTTATAAATAAAATAGCAGAATTAAAATATAAACTACAGAAACTTACTACTTAAATTTTAGAAAGAAATGTTTACAAATACGCAAGACTATTATTGGGTTTTTAATAATGCTCTTAGTCCAGATACATGTGATAAAATAATTGAATTAGGTTTAAGTAAAAAAACTGTTTTAGCAAGAACTCATGAATATGATAAAGATAAATTCAAAAATTTAAATAAAACTCAAAAAATTAATTTAAAAAAAATAAGAAATTCTGAAGTTGCTTTTTTAGATGATAAATGGTTGATGGATATTTTAAATGATTTTGTAGTTAAGGCAAATATGAATTCAGGTTGGAAATATCAAATAGATTATTCTGAAAGAATACAATTTACTAAATATAAAAAAAATCAACACTATAATTTTCATTGTGATTCATCAATACAAGATATTTGTAAATATGGAAAAATAAGAAAGTTATCTTTAGTTGCTTGTCTTTCTAATCCTAAGGAATTTAAAGGTGGAGATTTTGAATTTCAATTTAGAAATAATAATGATCCAACAATTATTACTCCCGCCCCTGAGTTAAGAAATAAAGGAACGATAGTAGTGTTTCCATCTTTTCTATATCATAGAGTTACACCTTTAATAAAAGGAACTAGATATTCATTAGTAATGTGGACAAGAGGAAATTTATACTGGTAAGTTATGTCAGAAAATTTAGACTTTATACATATTAAAAATTTTTTAAATAAAAATGATTATTTAAATATTAGAAAAGATTTAAAAAAAGCTATTAAAGAAAATCTTTATTGCTTTAAAAATAATATTTCAGGAAAACAAACAATTAATAAATTACATTTAATATATAACACTAAACATTGGAAAAACTATTATAATAAATTACTTAATATAACAAAAAAATATAAAAAAAATAAAATTAAATATTCTTGGTGTTTAAAAATATTGAAAAAAGAAAAACAATTTTTTCATAGACATGAAAAAAATACATTAACTTCAATTTATTATGTAACCAATGATAATTATGAATTAGGAACACATATTAAAAATAATAATATGGAAATAATTGTACCTGGATATGAAAATTCTATATTAATTTTTAAAGGTGAATTATTACACGATGCTGTTTTTCCAAAGTATAAATTAAAAAAACCAAGATTTACATTAATTACAGATTATGAATAATTTTAAAAAAAATAAATATTTTATAAAAAGAAA